ACATAGAAAACGTTGTACCACTCCAAGAGCATTTAATATCAGCTAAAAGAGTATCAGTTAATAAATCTGGCTCACCAGTTAACCAATCATTGTTAAATCTAGTTTCGTTCTTTACAACGAACTCCCAATTTAAGACCTCAGAAGCCATATTAATAGCAATGTCTTCGTTCTCTATACCTTTGTCTGTGTAACGGCTTGAAAATTCCTTGTAGATGCCTAATTCACGTTCTTTGAATAAGTCTTGAATGTAAGTCTTTGCAGTTTCAGACAAAACCTCGCTTTTTGTACGAGGCTCTGTCATCAATTTTCCTAGAGACGATGCTCTGAATAATAGTAAATCTTCCATTATAGTTCTTTTATAAATTTACCGTAAGAAAATCTTAATACGTCATTTTGGTCTTTGCAAGCTAAATAAGTCAACCTATCCTCAATCCATTGACTAAACCATTTCCACTCTTTTAACTTAAGTTCAAATGTAGGTTTCACTACATCTTTACCACCAAAGTTTTGAATACTAAATTCGTTTTGATTTAGCTTTATTTGAATCATAGGATAGTCATATAACTCACGACCAATTCCTAAATTAAAACAAGCACGCTTAAATGCATCAGACGCTTGACCTTTTTCTTTTTCTGTCATTGATTCTGTACCTACATCTTGCTTCCATACCCATTCATCTCTCAAAGTGTCTAAAATACCGATTGAACAGTAAAGATTGCCATTAATTACTTCGTATTTCTTTTGCCATCCAAACATACCAAAACGCTCATCTAATCGTTTCATATCCGCTCTGGCGTCTTTATAAGCTAAAATAGTAGCATAACCACTTTTGTTAATTGATTGTACTCTAAAATCAATCTCACTAATAGATAATGGAGAAAATCCATTTGGATGCGTTTTAGGAATCAAATCCTCAAATTCTTCTTTTTTCATAGTTCTTAATTTTTGTTTTGTTTTATTTGTGTAAATATAAACAATTTTGTTAATTAAATATCAAACGTTGTAAATATTTCTACTTCTTCGCGTTCTAAAATCACTTTTTGTAGTTCTTCCTGAATGTTTCTAAGGTCTAAATAAGTTTTGCAATCGATTACTTTTTGCTCTAGATAGCTGACTTCTACTCTTTTGTTCAGTTTTTTTGTAAGTCCTAGTTTCTCGGTGACATCTAGTTTAATGATTTTAAAATCTTCGTATTTGCTTAGCTTGTCATATTGATTCAAAGCAAACAATACCGTTGCATGGTCACGATTAAACATTTTACCTATTCTTATAAGGCTCATTCCTTGATTTCGTAGATACTTGTAAAGTACATTTCGTGCGTATACTAGTTCTCTTTTTCTGCAATTTGATTTTAAATCGTACTCCTCAATTAGTTCTTCTATTGTCATAATTCTATTTGTTTAATTGATTCAGCTAACCAATTTCTAAACGCTAACTGAATGTTATTCTGTTGCTCCATTGCTTCGTTGTAATCTTCCGTTTTTTCAGTGTTCGTATACATTCTATCAAATGCTCGTATTGAATTGACTACGTTCTCGCGTCTCATCTTAGCGAGTCTGTTCATTGGAACGTCTTCTAGAAAGTCTGCTAGTACAGGAAGTAGTGCCGTTGAAATAATTAGTTTGTGTCCTGGTGTCATTCTTCAAATTCTTTTAAATATAAATCAATTACTCGTTTCGTCTTTTCTAAGTCTTTTGTAAATTGTCCTTTTTTACGACATCTTACTATTCGTTTTAAAATGTCAAACTCCCAAGCGTTCAACTCATGTTGCTGAGCGAATAGGTAAAGGCTTCCGTTTGTGTTGTTGTAGTGTTGGTCGGTTAGTTGGTCAGGCACAACCTCTATTTCAGAGTTAAAAAGTGTGGTTATTTCACCTTCATCATCAATTAAGTCATAGTTGCCTACGTTATTAACTGTGGCTTTATAAATTTTACCAATAGTTACACGTTCATTGTTAAATCTATCTGCTTTTTTTACGTATTTTACTTTCATTTTATTTGTTTTATCTGTTTAAAAATGTGTTCAGCTTTTTCGTTAAATGTCATTCCTTGACCATAGTCAACCGTTGACTGCACTCTTACTTGTTGTTTAGGAATGTAAACATTCTCTACTTCTTGTGGCTTTACGTCTTTATTTAGCCAGTTGCTTATTGATTTCATATTCATTTGATTTTAAATTGTTCAAAGTTATCTGCACATTCATCGTAGTATTCAGCATCTTCCATTTGTGCTACATGGTCTTGCGCTATTTCACCTCTTAATTTAAACTTATTTTCTTTCTTTACTTGAGCGTTAATGTTTCTTATTATCATCTTAAGAGTGTTTCTTAAGTGATTTTCATCCATCGCATCAACATCTATTTGTTGACCGTTTCTCATAGTCCAATATACTTTCTACATATTATTTTATTTTAGGTTGACAATCACATCTTACAAAATGGCTCTCATCTCCTTCGCCATCATCGTACCATCCTTGCTCACAATCTTCACATTCGTTCATCGCATCAAAGTTTTTAAACTCACGCAAAAAGCTGATATCTAAAATGATTTCCTGCGAGGGTTGATGTATTGCAATATCAAACTCTTTTCCGTTAATCAATACCTTTGCAAAATCTTCTGTTAGTTCTATAATTATCATAACTCAAGTTTAATTTGTGTTAATACTTGAAGATATGCGCTCCATAAACGTCTGCTTCCACGTTGACAACAATCTAAATCGTTCTCTCTTCTTTCAACGTACCATTTTGGCAAACAAGGTTCTTGAAGCCATCCTTTGATTAATTCAATTCGCTTGTCCATATCTTGTGCCATCTGCAAAAGTTGGTTAGCTTTTTCCTGTAATTCAATTACTTCATCCTTTGTAATTTTGTCTGTTGAAATAATTTTCATTGCTTCTTCTTCTCTAATTTTCCATGCTGCGATTTCAGTCTCTGATTTTGCGTACTTAACGTAAGCTGCTACTTTACGACTAATTGCCTCTTCAACTGAGATGTTTAATCTTGTTGCCATTTCTTGACAATCACTAATCATGTTAGTGATAATGTTTTGATTTTCGATTACTGCTTGTTTTGCGTTCATAATTTTGTTTTTTTGTTTGTGCCTTATTGACCTTACAAACATACTACAATTATTTAACTTACAAACATTTTTGTTAATAAAAGTGCAAAATAAGGGTAAATTACGTAAAACTACGTAGAAGAATATACGTAAAACTACGTAGATAAACTAAAAAAGCCCCCAATCTCTCGGAGGCTTAACCTAACACAAACAAAATTATGAACTATGATTGATGCAAACTTACAAATTATTCTTCATTTTCCATTGTAAATAGTCTATAAATGTTTTGTTGTTTATTTTATAGCTTGATTTGTTGCATGAATTACAACTCATGTAATGCTGAATAGTTCCCGCTGGAGTTGTGTATGTTTTGCGTAATCTTATTTCGTAGCTTTGGCACTCTGGACATCCAAACTTTTCACCACCTCTTAATACTGAGTAGTTTACTTTGTGCTTAGAATAAGGTGCAATTTTCTCATAGACTTTCTCTAGTACAATAACATCCATGTTGCAGTACTCAACCATTCTTTTAAGAGCATCTGCATCCTTATCAAATATGATTGACTTCCACATATCCATTCCCTCATGCTTCAGTTTTGCACCAACACCAAGAAATTTAGCTATGTAGTCTAACTTATTTGAATTGAAATTAAACTGCGATTTAGCGTGTTTAAGAGTGTCTATACTTTGGTACTGCGGAAACATATCCAAACCATGAAATAAGCATCTTGTACGAAGCCATTTGATGTCGAATCTATCTCCGTTGTGCGCTATGATTTCATCTGCTTTATTTAGTTCTTTGATAAATGCTTTGAGTAGTTTTTTATCGCATTGGTTAGTGTCCCAAGTTAAGTTGTGTACTTGGTCTTTCCCTTCCCACTTCCAACTAACGCAAATAATAGCACGCTCTTTTATGATGTCATCTGGTTGAATAGTTAGATTGTAGCCACTTCTCCAAAAGATACCGATGTTAAAAGAGGTTTCGATGTCCATGAATAGTCTCTTTTTCATATTGTTTTAAGTTTAGAGTTATAAGCAAATGAAGCAGCTAATTCACAATTAAATTGACCAAGATAAATTTTTGTCATTCCGATGTTTAACTGAGCAATCCATTTAGATTTTTGTTTATTCCAACTTACTCCTGTGTACTTTGAAGTTTTATTCTTTTTGTCTTTAGATAGATTTAATCTATTACTAATCAACTGAAGATTTGAAAAGTGATTATTTAATTTATTATTATCTATGTGGTCAACTACTAATTCATAACCACAAGGAACGTGATTTAAATAAGTTTCAGCTACTAATTTATGTATGTATTTAATATTTCTTTTTCCATCTTTTACAAGACAAACAAATAACATTCCTCTGTTATCATTTCTGTTTAATGCTGGTTTTAGAATTATATTTCTAACATGACTAAAAACGTTTCCGCTTTCATCAATAGAATATAATCCTTCATATCCTTTAATTGTGTTCATAAATCAATTTTAGGTAAATAATTGTCTAGTTTTTTAATTAAAATACGGGACATTTTGCAATAAAAAAACCTACTTAGTTAGTAGGTCTAAAGGTCTTTATGTAGTCTTTGGCTCTATTTAACCAACCGTTTCTAAATTTAGCATTCTTACTTCCTGGTTCAGATATTGATTTAAAAAATTCAATTCTAAGTCTCATGATTTCATCAAATAGTTGAACGTCATTTAAAGCATTTGCAGCTGCGATTGTCTTATTACCGATGCTGCCATCAATTGCAACTTCAAGACCTAAATTATTAATGGCTTTTTGTAGCGTTTTACCAGCTATAGACGCACCCGAACCCCAAGCCATACCTGTTACTATTACCGCAATACTAAAGCACTTGTAATCGTCTCCTTTAACGCTATCCCAATACAATGATTTAAACACTTTGAACCAATCTTCACTTGACATAATAAAGAATCGTGTATCGTTTTCTTTTCCAAAAACTGAAACCCAAACTTTATATGTTATCCCTACATTTGTGTGATACCCTTTAATTCCTTTGTGCATTGTTGGACATGGATAAGAACTTGCTGAATCAGAAGTATCGCGTGAAAGACCGCCTTCCCATTTCTTAGTAAAATTTATGTAAGTTTCTAAGTTCATTTGCGTTTATTTAGAAAATTTGAAAGCTAATATAGTGATAGTAATAAGACCAATGACAATTAAAAGCAAGTTTAACGTCTTGTTGTTCTTTGTTTCAATCTTTTTTTGTTGTTTAATGTACTTGATTTGGTACTTTGTGCGCCACTTTACTTGAGCCTTTTCTACTTTTGTTTTGTATCGGTACTCTATTCTTGTTTCCCAACGTGTTTTTGGGGATTTCATTTCAGGACATTCTTTGTCAAACGTGCGATAGATAATCGAATCTTTACCGTTTATCTCTATAGTATCTGATAAAGTAAATGTGATTGTGTCATTTTTTATTACTCCACCTTTTTTAATGAATTTAGCCATGTGATAATTAGCTGAACAACTGCTTAAGAAACCAATCCAAAATGCACAAAGTAAGGCGCAAATTGTCAACAATCTCATTTCTTTATTTTCATTTATCATGGTGTATTTTTTTACTTAGTGAATCACTTATCTTACTACCAATTGAAACGCTAATTAAACCAAGCCAAATATCAAATCTAATGCCGTTAAAAAAGAAGTCTAAGATAGCCATAACCAAAGCTACAAACCAAGAAGTAAACATCGTTAAAGACGTTCTTGACCATTTGCCATCACGTTTCAAAGTGTCGTTTAATATTTCTTTAATAATTTGCATATTATTTTAAACATTTTCTATTTCTCCGACAGGATTGCTTGGTATAATAGCAATTAACTGAGGAATCAAAACAAAGTTTTCCGTTGTTTTTACTTTTGCGTGCTTAGTCATGTAGCAGTCAAATAGTTTATTTTCTACTACCGATAATCTATTATTCGTAATAAACAACCAAACAACAAGAACACCTGTTATTCCGTAGTCTTTAATGGCTTTTAAAGTAGTTTCTAGACTCATCTTAGATAACGTCAACAGTATAACCTAATTGCTCAAATGCTAATTTTGCGTACTTGTTAGCAGTATCTATGCTTTGTGTTTCAGTAGTTGCTATTTCAACGTTGAAACTACCTTGTTGCACATCTGTAAAGATTGGCTGATTGCTTAAAAAAGTTTCGTAACTCGCATAAGTAGTTACCGCTATTTCTAACGTTTTACCATCTGCTCTACCAGCAAATTCAAGACGACCGTAGACATTTTCTACATTTAAAGTAGTACCTAAAATCGTGATACTTTTTTGTTCATTTGATTTAATTAAAACTGCCATATTTTCTATTTTTTTATGCTAAGATTCCTAAATTTCGTAATGCTTTTACCACTTTCTGAACAGTATACCCGTCAAATGTGTCATCTGTTTTGATTGTATTTCCTCCTCCTGGCGATGCAAATGTTGCTGCTCCTACTGATGTAGTTTGTTGATATAGTTTTATGATACCACCATTTTCAGTTCTAAAGTGAGGTGCTGCGTTACCGGCTACAATGTCGGCAACGTAGAATTGAGCAGCGTCAACAATGTTACCATCTGGAACTGTTCCGTTGTGAATTGTTAATGTGTTTGTTGCGGTTGTATTCCAATGTGTTCCCGAAGTCAATTGCGTACTATTTTTAAAGACAAGATTCGCCTTATTAGTTAATAGCATTGTTTGACTATTTGCTCCTGTTGGGTCAACACAGAAAGCCAAAGTCTGACCTAACGCATTAGTATAAGATGACTGACCTACTGCAATGATTCCGCTTAATAATGCACTTGCTCTTGCTCCCTTACCAATTGCTAATGATTGATAACCAGATGTACCATCTGCTCTTGCGCCAGCACCGATTGCAATTGATTCATATCCTCCATATGCTGATGCACCAACGGCAACACCCGAAACTGCCGTAACTTGAGTATTTGCTCCTATTGCAGTTCCACTATTATTTGATACCGCATTGTAACCAAGAGCAACAGAATTTTCACTAACACCAGCAGAAGAAATATCTTTAGCACCACCACCGATAACGACATTTTTAAATGCATCTGTAGTGCCAAGAATTTGAGCGTTAAGACCTATTGCTATTCTACCATCTCCAGATACAGATAATAAGTTTTGAGTGTCTGCTGAGTTTCTTACTCTTAAAGCTAAATCAGTACTTAAAGCACCTTGCGCTCTTACATCAAGTCTAACACTTGTAGATGGTGTTGCTCCGACTCCTAACCTTGAGTTAGTGTTATCCCAAAATAAAGAAGCAGATTGCTGAACTACATTTCCTGCACCTTGAAAGAATACACGACCAATAGTTCCGCTAGTTACTGCCGTTGTACCTACGGCTATTCCACCGACTTCAATGTTTCCACTACCTAAAATAGACTGAGAATTGATTGTTTTAAAACTCAATTGATTTGTCTGCCAGATAGCAGCGTCATCATTCCAAATCAAGTAACCATTTGGTAAAGGAGGTTGCTCAACATCTGTTAATTGATTCAATGTTGTAGGAATGTCAGAAGTCAACGCTATAGTTCCGCTAGCATCGGGTAAGTAATGGTCACGAATTGCAGTTAAATCACTTGTAAATAAATTTGATTGAATCGTATCTGTCAAGTGCAATTGAATAAAACCATCTTCAATCACAAGCATCTTATGACCATCTGAATCTTCAATGTGAAAGTCTGTATCTGTGAAGTGCAGACTTCCATGATTATCGTTCACTTCATCATACAAAAACACTTTGTTTGTGTAGATATCGTTTGTACCTAAATCAACATCACCAATTGCACCTGTGTAAGGAACTAAGTCATTTAAATCAGTTGTATTAGCTTTAGTTGCTAATGCATCAAATACTGCATTTTCAGATGGTGCAGTTGTAGTGACACCTTCTGTTATCGTTTGCGTTACCTCGCTAGGAATGTTAACTGTTATTGCCATACTATGTCTATTATTTGGTCACTTAATGTTGGAAAAGTAGTTGATGTAGTAACACCGTTAACTACAAAGTCTATTGTTGTGTCAGGAAGTATCAAAGATTGTTCTGCAAATATTTCTTCGTAGTAACTTTCATCTGAATTAAATACTGCTGAATTTCCTATTGTTATTTCTCCTAGTTCACCGCTTGGAATCTGTCCAGAGTATAATAAAACTTCGTCAAGATTGTACACTTCATAGTCAGCATCTGCACATTCAAACGGAGGATTTGGCTCTATTGGAGACATTGGAATTGCACAAACACTATACGCTCCTACTTCAAAGGTAATTGTCTTCATCCATCCCGCAGAATAGTCAAGGTCAAAGTTGTTTATAGGAGTTCCCGAAGTTGCTCCTATTACATCAATGCTTAAATCATTGCCATCAAGAAAATATAGATAAAGGTCATTTACAATCAAGTTGCAGTCGCTTACAATCGTATTTATGTTTGCTCTGTCTTTCTGAATTATGTCAACACAATAAACATCAAGCGTAAATTGATTCGTGTTTAAGTCACTTAAATCACTTGAAGGAACAACATACACTATTGGATAACGCTCATCTTCGGTGCTGAAATTCGGCATTTGCTCTTTGAACTCTCCACCATATTTCTTAATTTGAAAATGAGCAGCACAAAATGCCTCAATTTTATTTAATAGTCCTTTATAGCTTGTCATCAGAAAAACATTATTGAATCAGTGTAACCACTATCTAAAGTCCTAAGAGGTCGCAAATCACTATCTCTATTTAAGGCACTTGTAAACTCTGGAAATAACGCTCTATTGTCTCGTAAATAATTCGATAAACGTGCTTCGTAAAAACTTGCCTTTTGAGCATAATGGTCTTGACCAAAGTTGACTTCTTGAATAGATACCGAATTTGAGTTGTCTCCGAACTGCGTTTGTAGTCCTTTGTTTTTAAGTTGGTAGCTTAGACCGAATACCGCATCTTCAGCACTTCGCCACGCAACTACAGGCTGAATGTAAGTAACTAAAATTTCTTCGTCAGGATTCAATGTTTGAGCGTTGTATTTTGCTAATATGTCATTGTAAAAATACGTACCTAAAATAGGTTGTATACGCATCTCCGTTTGTGTACGAATAAACGGAGTAACATCGTTAACATCAACGTTAGCCGTTATCGGTGTTTGTGTCTTTAAATATGTCTCTGTGATAAAATAAATCATAGTGCAGTTGTGTTTGATTGTTGTGATTTAACTACATCCCCACCCTCAACAGGAGGAAGTGAAGCCAATGCACGAATCTCGTTGTCTGTCATAGATTCTAGTACTTTGTTAGCAACCAATGGAGACATAGCGTTAAGTGCGTCAGATGTCATACTTGCATCTCCTTCTATTTCTACGATTGTCTCGTTAACGATTTGATAGTTGTTGATTTCAACTTTTGCTTTGACTTTAGCAATGTTGAAAATGTCATTTACAATATCAGCAATTGTTTCACGCAATGGAATAATCGTGTTTTTTTCAAAAATGATATAGGCTTGTTTAATGTCGCTACCGCTTCCTAGTTTACCACTTACTCTAATTCCCATTAGAATAGGGTCGATTGTGTGCGCTTGACAAATCTTTGAATCTATGCTCTCAGTAGTTACTTGGAAGACGTTATCTAGGTTGTTTGTAGGTATACTTTCTATAGTTGGTAGACTCTCTTTATTATTAGCAAAGAATGCAACACCTTTCCCAGCATTGTGCGCTCCTTTTGCACGCTCCATAGTGTCCTTAATTGCTCTTTTTTCTTCCTCGCTTTGTGGCTTCTTAGGAAACATCATTGCAAATGAAGGAAAGATACTATTTAAGATGTTCGACTTCTGTAAGTAACTCATCTCACCATCTAAGAAAGCCCAATTGAATGCACTCGTATAGCTTGGTAACGGGTAAATGTCTTGACCAACTTGAAGATTCTCCCATACATACAATTGCTCTAATTCTTTGCACGTTCTATGATAAGGTGCTATCGTAAATATGTTGATTTGGCTTGACCAATCGTCACACAAGTAGTAGTTTTCTCCGAGTTTATCACGTCTTACTTTCTCTGCACCTATATGTTTTACCTTAACTAAGTCTCCGCTTTGATTGAATCGCAAATGAAAATACACACGATTGTGTAGAATAACGTCTTTTGTTATTTTGTTGATAGATTTCTTTAAATCAAATCTTTTTTCAAACGCATAAACATCTACTTTCTCAACTGCACTCAAGTCTTTAATCTTGATATCATAACCACCGCCAATAGTAGCGTTAGTTTTGAAGTCAACAATTGACGAGTGAAGAGGTGAAGTATAATAAAGTTGATTAATCATTTGAGGATATAGGTCATCATCTCCAAATCTAATTCTACCATTTACCGTTTGTCTACCGTTAATGTAAGGCAACGATAAGTTACCACTACCAACTCTCATGAATGGAGTAGAAAAGGCTTGATAGCCACTTGTCTCTACCGATTCGATAGCCTTGTTGCTTGTTATGTTAAATCCAAATAATTTCATTTAATCGTAAATTGAATTAATATCTTCACCCGCTACTACTAGCCGACCTTCTTCTACAAGTCTTAAACCTTCTTCTGTTTCGGGCGGTACTTCGCTCTCATATACAGAATAGGTGTATTGACCCTTAATTAAAACACCATCATTTCCTATTCCTTCTATAAATGTGAAAAAATTGTAGCGTTCTTTGTATTCACTAGTGTCTGTACCTACCCAATAAAATGGTGCGCTTTGTTTATTAAATTCATTTTGAAAAACAAATAAATAGTAAGGATTTGAAATAGTTGTGTCTTCCGTTAAAGTCAACACGATTTTATTTCTTTTATCTTTCTCAATGTAAATCATAACTATAATGACAAAAAAAAGAAATTTGTTTAAAAAGAAAACCCCCACCAATTAAGATGAGGGCTTCTTGATTTACAAAAGTGTTTTATTATGCTCCGATTAATGCTGGAATAATTGCAGCATCTACCTCTTTAGCAAGGTATGGATTTTCCGCAATCAATGTAACGGAGTACTTACTTCCATCTGCTTTCATTGTTCCCGAACCTTCTCCAGTTGCACTTACTTGCGCATAAGGAAAGTACCAAAATTTACCATTTGCATCTTTAACGATAACAGACAAATCTCTTTGTCCTTCTCCTAAGATTTTAATCGCACGTGATACTACCGCTTCTCTTCGTGAGAACATTAAGTTTATTGTTCCCGTTACAAATGAGCTACCAGCAACTAAATCAATTGCACTTTCTTCTGTGTAGTTCCCTGTATTTCTACGGAACTCAAAAACTTCATAATCAGCAGAAGCAGTAATAGCATCAATTGTCCAAGTAGCATCTGTTTCTGTAATAGCAGTCACATTTGCTTGGTCATTAATGTATAACGCTACTATACCGCCAAGATTACCATCGCATCCTTTTGCTATATTTTCTAATGTTGTACAAGCCATATTTTTTATATTAAAAAAGGGAAGGCAATTTACCTCCCCTTTCTAGTTAATTAATCAATTTAATTCTTATGAATAAAGAACAATCTCTGATGGATTCGTGTAAGCAAAACCAACTTTTAAGTTAGCACGAGTTCTCAAATATGGCTCAGCAACTGAATCAGCAAGGTTAACTGCTTTTAATGCTTTAGAGTCTCCTTCAGCATCGAATGCATAAATCATGTTGTTTTTCAACGTCAAGACAGCAGTATCGTTAGGCAAGCCTTCAGCAACTACAATTTTGATTCCTAAGAAAGTCAACGCTAATGGAAGAGTAACATATGTTTGAGTGTTACCTGTAGCAGCAGCTAGTTCATAAGCAGTTGCAATGTTAGAAGAAACATAGAATCTTAAATCTGCTTTCTTTCTTTTGATTGAAGCTGGAGCAGCGTTCAAAATTGCAGTCAATTGTGCAATAACGTTTGAAGCAGTAATAGCAACATTTGCAACATCGATAACATCACCATCAGCTAACAACTTAACAATGTAACCATCACACAAAGATAAAGTAGGGTCTTCGCTATTTGTGTCACCTTGCCAACGAATTAACTCTAAATCTTCTTGAATCTTCATTGACATCTCATTCCAATAGTAGTTCATGAAAGCTGGAACTGTAAAGTCTCCGTTTGAACCTTGAGCCATTTGCAAAGATAAGAATGACTGCTCTAAATCAAACTGACATAATTGAGCCATTGCTGATAAAGGACAAACAGAAATATCAATAGCATCTAACAAATCTGTTGGTGCTGAGAAGTTACAAGTAGAAGGTTGTAGAATGTTTCCAAAAGCAACGTTTGCCAATTTCGTTTCTGATTTGATACCAGGCAAAGTTCGGTAGTTATCTACTAAATCTTCTGTTAAGTAAGCACGAGAATAGAACTCGTTAGGGTTAGGACATAACAACGCATTCGTCTCAATGTCCAAATTAAATTTTAAATTTCTTTCCATTTTTTTATTGTTTTTTAAATGTTTCTCTGAACGCTGCAAATCGCTCATTTACTGTTAGTTTTTGCATTGCAACTTCTTCTTCTACTTCTACCTCTTCTACAACAGGTATCATATTTTTGATTTCAGCAATCAACTGCAACACTTCGTTGATTCGCTCATCTAAGATTGGTGTAACGATAGCCAAAACTGCTTCAGCGTCTGCGGTAGCATCAACTGCCATTGCCACTTCTTCCTCTACAACTTCTTCTTCTGTTACTACCTCTCCTTCTGTTTCGGTTGCCATCGCTACTTCTTCCTCTATTACGGTGTCCGTTGCCATTACTTCCTCAACAGGTGCATCTTTAATCTCAACAATTTCTCCGTTTGTTACAACGTAGATTTTGCCTTCAATCAGATGTTCTCCATCAGGTAACTTCATACTATATTTGGTTTTTAATTGCGATAACTTGAGACCTAAAAAGCCTTCAATACTAAATCCTACTTGACCTTTTTCTACTAAGGTGTTGTAATATTCTTTATCTGTCACTTGAGCCGTTAACATAAGCGTTCCTTTTGGTACGTCAATTCCATACGAAGTGAATGCTTTGTCAGCTTTTGGATTTTCAACTAGCCATGCTTCAAGAATGTACGCTGGTACAGTTTCTTTTGTGTCATGCTCTAAGTTAAAAAGGTCTTTATTGTTTAGGTTCTGCATAAAGTCTGAAAAAATATTTTCAATCTCAGCTTCTGAAAATTGCACGTAGTACTCCTCGCCTTCATCATTTCTGTAGATGTCCATTGGAATCATAGCGGGTGCAACAATTCTCATTTTAGGCTCATCCTTAAACTCAAAAGATTTCGTACTAGAAAATGCCATACCTTTAACCATAATAGCGGGCTTAGCAGTGAATGCTACTTGTTCAATACCTAAAGCATTACCTTCAGAATACTCCTCATCAATCGTGATTTTATAAGTAGGAATGTCATTTGCCATAACAATAATGAAAAGTAATTGTAAAGTGTTCAAAAATTAGTATATTTGAAAAAAAAATGCTATGGTAAAAATTAGAGGGTATCAAATAAACAACCAAGTTTCAGAGTTGACAATAGACCAATTTGAAAAAGTAAGTAAGATTTTGAACGATGAAGAACTTGACAAGTTTGAAAAATGGGCTGATGTATTTATCTTGTTAGGTGTTCCAGTTGACGAAGTGAATGATATGGATTTTGACGAGTTTATACACTACGTAAAAGACTTCAATGCAGTAGAATCAAACACCGATTTAGAAATGATTCAAGAATTTGAGTTGGATGGTTATACTTACAGAGCATACGAAGATGAGTTCAAGTTGCGTGTTCGTGATTTGAAAATGATTGAAAAAGCAATGGGTAAAGACAATAAAAACTACTTTTCAAAATTGCTATCAATTATTTTTAAGAGAACTGATTTAACGAATGCAGAACATTACGAGAACGCACATCTTAAGCATAAAGAAAAATTGTTTAAAGACTTAAATGCTACTATTGTCGTTCCTTACATCGTTGCGGTGTCTCGTAAATTAATAACACAAAATGAAGTTACCGAAGTCGTGGAGTGATGTCTCAGTAGGTCAGTACATCGAAGTAATAAAATCAATTCAATTAGATTCTAACTTTGAAACTCAGCTTGAACTCTTAGGAGTTCTTGCTGATGTGCCTACTGAAGACCTTGAAGATTTAGAACTAGATGAATTTAGCAAATTGATTGCTAAGATATCATTTGTCCAATCTGAGCCAAGCAAAAGAAATGCACAAAAAATATGTGACTATCAACTAAAGCCACTTGACAAAATTAAGGTAGAAGAATTTTTAGATTTGGAGTACTACATAACCAAAGACTACATTCAACACTTACCTATAATTTGCGCAATTCTTTACAAGCAAACACGAGTAGATGAATGGAATCATTTAACATATGAGCCTCACGAGTACGATTTAGAAGAACGCTCTAAAGAGTTTCTAGACATATCAATCAATTCTGTTTACGGTGTAATTACGTCCTATTTACAATGGCGGGAGAACTTCTTGAATACTTACTCAAATCTATTCGATGAGCCAATTACAGAAGACGAACTAGAAGATGTTTCACCAGAAGACAGAAAAGAATTAGAAGCAGAAAAAAAGATGTCAAAATGGGCATGGGAAAAAACAATCTACATTTTAGCAAATGAAGACATAACCAAAATGGAAAAGGTCTTAGGCATGAATATTATTTTTGCTTTTAATATGCTATCAATGAAGCGAGATACAGAGACTTAAATCTGAACGTTTCTTTCGGGAATTTGAAAGTCTAACTCTTGTTCATCTATCCAATTAAAGTTAACAAATGCAGTCGGGTTGTTTAAGATTCTAGCCATCTCTAAAAGTGGGTACTTCTCAAACTGCCATGCAATATACTCTTGAACCACTTCACCGATAATAGCTTGAACACGTGAAGATGCAAGCCATTTATCTGTTATGTTTTGAGGTGCTATGTATATCGTCCCTTCATCTAAAAAGAAATAATAATAAAGAACATTGACCGTTATATTAATCCGATTAAGTTCGTCTCCTGTCATTGCGGAGATTCTAACGCTATCGTACAATGCACCCGTATCAATTAGTCCTAGTTTACGAATTTCTTGTTGTAACGCTCTTGCGAGTTTGTTACGAGTTGGATATTTTACTTTAAATACTGCCATTATAAAGATGCTGATTCTTTAATTTTGTTTATGTTGTTTTGAGTGCTTGTAATTTCAGTCTCAGAAACTACCGCAGTTACCGTAATGTTTTGTCCGTTAGGTTGTCCACTAGCATTGATTGTGTTAGCGTTACTTGCACTTCCAAACATATTAAATTGCGGAGCAACCGCAGACGCTGATGCACCACCACCACTAGCACCACCACCACCGCCAGAACTTCCACCGCTTGGAGAAGAACTAGGATTTGATAATAAAGCCTTAGCCTTAGCGATGTTTGTAATAATTTGAATAATTCCACTAGCATATTGCGCAAGACCAGCACCACCAAATGTTAAGGAGTTTAAAGGATTTTTTTGTGAGTTAGCAACCAATGCAGATATAGCCGTTGCCGTATCAATTCCGATTTGTACTAATGCCATTGCCTTATTTACTTTCTCTAGTTTCTTTTGGTCATTTATAAACAACTTTCCTAGTTCTGCAATACCTTGAATAGTGTCTCCTACAAAAGATATTTTAGCATCTCTTAACGCTTGCTCTTTTTCAATCTCAGAAATTCTATAACGCTCATTAATTTCTGCTTGTTTGTTTTTAGATTCTTCTGTTAATGCTAACGTCAACTCTTCGTTGTCTTTAGCAAGTAAGAATTTAGCATCATAATCTTCTTTGAGTTTGGCTAATTCTTTATCTTGCTCTGTTCCTAACGTTTCAAGTGAAAGTTTGTGTTGTGCTTCTAATCGTGCTTTCTCCGTTTCTTCTGCTTTCTTTTTTTCTTCTAGTATTTTATCATCAATTACCTTTTGCTTTGCTGCTTTATCATCAGCTTCTTTTTGGTAAATCTTTAATTCTTCAATTCTTTGTTGCTCTGCATACAACGCCACAATTTTAGCTCTCTCCTCTGCTCTATATTTTTCATTCTTTTTCGTATCTTCAATTAAACGCTGGTATTTTACTTTATTTAACTCCAACTCTTTATTTATGCCTTCTTCCATCTGTGCAATGGTTAAATCTTGCACTAATCTTGCAGCATCTAATCGGTCTTTTTGATAGGCTTTATTATCGTCTGCTCGTTTCTTATTTTCTGCTTTTAACTCCTGCGTGAGTCTAATCTCTTCCGCTTGCAACTTAATAGAGGTATCCTCAGCAGTTACCGCTAAATCGTTAAATGACTTTCCGAAGACTGTGTTTTTGTCAATCATGTCTGCAGTCATTTTAGTCATCTGTGCGCTCTGTTTTGCGTCTGCAAGGTACAACTTGTTTTTCTCCATACGTAGAGCAATAGTAGATTTTCCTTCCGCTTCTAATAACAAAATCTTGTTATCCATCTGATGAGCAACCGCATCAAGAGCTTCTCGTTCAGCTTTCATCGTAGCCAACATTTTATCTGCTCTTTCTTGATTTGCAAAATTGGTTAGTCCAATAAGGTCTAATAAAAACTTAATCGCATCAATCAAAGGTTGCAAAGCCTGTTTAACGGCATCAAATATTTTACCCAACCATCCCATTTTGTTAGCAAACCAAATTACTGCAGCAACTATTGCAGTTATAACGATAACAAGTAAAAAGATAGGATTTAAAAGTAACTGCGCTCCAAATGCCATAAACGCTTTCCCCAATGTTCCAACTACAGAAACTAAACCTTTCAATTGTTGACCTATTACTTTAGGCGAGATTGAAGTAAGTGAAGTGGCAAACATCTTAGATTTCTGCGCTGCTTCTTCAAAATCCATAGACATCAAAGAATCTTTGATACCAGCAAATCCATTTGATACTTGTTCGAATTTTGACCCTGTAGCAAATACTTTTACTTGGTCATTAGCATCTTTAAGTTGGTCAGATAAAGCACCCGCTTTTTCAGCAAGGTCTGCCATTTGTTTAGGGTCGGTAGCATTTGCTAACTCACCTTTTAACGCACGCAACTCTGCTTTGATTTGAGCGAGTCCGTTTAACTTTATTGGTATCTCTACGGGATTTGTTGCCATAACTATAATGTCATTTTAAACATTGTTGTTTCTTAAAGTTTGATTCTTATCTCTCCTGTAGGTGTTGCGTATAAAGTACCTGTTTCAAATCCTAAAGTAATTGCTTGCGCTTCATCAGTTGCGATTTGAATAGTAGCCATTTTCGTCTGACCGTTAGAAACATCTAAAGCAACTTTTGTATCTTGAAAGTTCGACACATCAATAGCAGGAATATCTCCATCCGTAGTAGCTATTATGCTAGTTGTAGAGTTTATTCCGTTCTTTGTTACTTGTTGATTGTCGCCAATGACTACCGCATTGCGTACTTGTTGGTCTATAAGGTTTCCTTTACCATTCAAAACAACGTTACCATTTGAAGAGTTGACTGTTAAACTTCCGTTGATGTTGCTTAGCACTTCACCGATAAAAGGCTTTACTAGACTACTCGCATTGTTAGGATTGTTGTTTGGTCTTGAAACTATTCTTGGCAAAATCAACTCATCGTCAATACTTAAAAGTTCGACCTTTGTAGTATCGTTTGAGTTTGCATCATAGTCAATGACTTTGTTAATGTTCCAATACGCTCTATCTAAATAAATTTTGTCGTTTAACTTTAAGTTTGCGATGTCGTGCGGTGTCAAGTCTAAGTATACGATGTACAATTTACCGCTATTTATCTGTGACATTGTTCTTCTCCAATACAACGTACTAAGATTGTTTAGAGTCGTGTTTTGGTACGATTGACTAAAGTAGTAGTCACAGATTCCGAAGTTAAAATCTAAGTCTGGATTTGTAGGTCTATCAAAGTGTGTTGTGTATGGGTAACTGTTACAAGTTTCACCCGTTGTTCCATAGTCGTAGATGTAGAACGTGCCACAAGAATGCATCCCGCCATCGTACACTATTCTTGGTAGTGTCTTAGGCTCTGCACCATTTATACCCATAACAACCGCACCGAAAGGAGTATCAACAAACGGAGATGCTCCAAAAATTAAAGTCTTTTTGTCATCGTTTTTGATGTACTCGTTATCAAAAATATACTTGACTTGTCCGTAAGTCTCAGAGACATTTTGTAAATAACCTGTGTTAATTGGGTCTTTATCTTGACCGTATGTCAAAGTAAGTGTTTTACTCGTGACCTCTGGAAGGAATGCAATAACATGAGGTTTATCCTTTACTAATTTTCTGCTCCAATCTTTAACAACTCCACTATCATAAAAAGAGTCACGTGTTTTTAAAACAATTTTTGTAGTATCAGTATCGTCAGGCTGGCAAAAGATGTTGAACATCGTAAATACCGACTTGATAAAATCTGATTGCTTTATTTGAACGGGTACGTGTTGATTCATTACTACAGGAAATAAATAACCTAACGTGTCAGAAGTAGGGAATATTTCTAATCTTACCGAGTTAATTCTAAGTTTTAATGTTGCACTTGGAATGTTGTTAAATATGGGAGGTATATCTGTATTAATAAAATCAAAAGTAACAGTATCTCCAATATCTACATTTGTTGTAAGACTATAAATAGTTTTTACAGAACTTGAAATAACATTAGAACCAATCGGTAATAAATCCCCAATTTCATAAGGTATAGAATCTATTGCAGATGTACTTGTTGTAGTGCTTCCAACACCGACAGCTTCTGTAAATATGCTAGGTGCGTATGTTCCATTAGAACTACATATACCTACTATAGCAGATGAATTAACTAGTATTACATCATAATCTAAAATAAATTTAAATTGAATCGTGTTAGGCACATTTAACGCATACTCAGATGTGTAGGTAGAAGTCGCTGGATTGTAAGCCGAGTTAGGGTCTTGTATCTCGGTGTCTATAATTAATTGGTCTCCTAAAAAATATTCGGTAGAAATAGTATTTTCCGCAATGATTTTTACCTCCTCAATATAGCCTTCTGATAACTTAACCTTATCTCCGTTGTAAGGCATCAGCAACTTGTCAAAGCCAATAGTAACCGCTTCATCAAATTGGTATTGATAACCAGCATTGGCAAAGATTCTATCAAAATACGTCTGTAAATAAATAGCTGGCTTCATCTCAGGCAACTGATATACATTGTCAGATGACATAGGCAAGATGTACTTGTAGCCATCTGTCACATCATGCGCCCAACTTGCTACAACATTAGCACTCGTGTAAGAGTGATTTAAATCACTGAAGTCTAAATCTGTCAACATAGCGTTGCCAATGTCTGTGAACAAATCACCAACCGTATCTTTTACCGTTACGGTGTAGACTATCTGCTCGTCATCGTTCATGCCGTTAGATATCTTCTCAACGTTGACCAATTGAAGAATAGCGTTATCTAAAATAAGTTCGTCATTTTGTAATATTTGACAAGGTTGCTTCTGATTTAGGTTGTAAGTTAACGTTACCGCATTGACATCAAAAAGACTGTTTAAAACCTCGTTATTGTGCTTTGTTCCGATTACCTTAATAGACTTTGAATAACTACCACTCTTAGCTTGCACATCTCGTATGTCAGCAATTGAAAAGTTGATAGGAACTACTACATCTTCACTTACTTCTAAGTAGTTGTCTATTCCTAATAAAATGATTCGTGTTAGTGTCATACGTTTATTGGTGTGTCAACTGATAGTCTTACGTTAATAGTTTTTCTGATTAGATTCTTGTTCTTCTGTCTCTGCACTTCAAAGCTAGTTTCTTGAACTTGGCAAGCGTAGTATCTGTCTTCAATCTTAACGTATGTAAAACCGCTCGTTATCAACTCCTCAAAGTAAACACTTTCTGAATCAGTCAACCAATTAGTGTTAAGTGTTAGGTCTTTGCTTAAGTCTATATGGTAAGTTGTTCGACCACTATCCCAAGTGTTAAAGTCAAAAGTATTTGTCGTGGTGTTGACATCTCCAAACTTCTTGTTATAACTCATCCGTTGTACGTTTCCTTTATCAATCGAACGAAGTTGAAAAGGGAAAGAACTGAACGACCCTAGTCTATCCAAGAATAGAATCTCATAATATTCAATTGAGCAAGTGCGATTTATGTATACTCTTTTTCTAATGCTCAACTCAGTCGCTGCTGTATCACATAAGTAGTATTCGTACCACTCAACATCATCATCTATCAAAGGCAAAGTACCGACTACCATCGTCAATGTATCTAGTCCACTACCTCCGACATTTGCCAGACCTACCCCAACCGTATTAGACGAAGAAATCGATTTATAACCAATATTTCCTGTGCTAGTTTCAAAATACATTCTGCGACCAAATGGCAAGTAGTTGTGAAAGTAAGCAGTCCAAATATCTTGTGTTAACGTCACTCTAAAATCTCTAGGTTGAGTTGTTAAGAACTGACCATCTCCATCAAGAGAGTAAAATGTATAATCGTAGTCTTTGAATTGTCGCATATCCAAAGCACCATTAAAAGCAGTCTGAGTTGATATATTGGCTAAGTTTGTAAAGCGTGACTTTCGATTATCAGAATAATATATCTTGCCTGTTAATGCTAAGCCACTTCCAATCCAAGCCAAAGAGGTTGTTATGTTGTATGCATCTACTACTTCAATGACTGAGAACTGACCTTCAAGAGCATCTCTAAAATCACCAGGAGGAGAATCTAAGACAACGCTGATTTGGTCACCTACAACAAAAGGATGCGGTGTAACATTAGGTACTTGCCAAAATCCCGTTTGCCCGTTGTTAAATATGAAATCAGTAAAGTCCCACGCTACTCTGTACTCCTCACCAAACTTAATGTCAAACTTTAAGTAGTGGTTCGTAGCATTCAAAGACTCTAATCCAAAAGGCTCGTTGGCACTTAAGTAACTCTGAATGTCTCGTGAAATATTTATCTCTGCAAAGCCATCAACTGGTCTTGGTGCATATCTCTTTTCGAATAGCTTCGTACCCGTTCCCGCAATATACACCTCTATGATGTAACGGAAGCCTAACTCATTTACGTTAGTGCTGCTCAAGTAGTACATCATAGGATTGTAGCCTGGTGTCAGTACTTGTGGTTGTCCTTCAATTGTAATTGCCATATCTATAATGATTAAAAACTCGTCAATGTTTAGAAGGCTAGATAGCCATCGTCACTAAAATACATTTCCTTAATAAACGTTGTTGCGTATCGTATCGCATCCATAGCATCGTCAAATAGCTTAACAGGTTCGTCCGTTATTGTGTCGCCAATCTTCTTCCATTTGTAGTTGTCAAACTCTTTCTTTAGTCTCGGGTCATCTTGGCACATCACACCAAACGTCTTTACGTTATCAATTCCTTTCTTCACTACCTTGTTTGCGTTGTTGACGTTGTAGCCAGCTATCTGCATTTCTGCTATAATCTCAGGTCTTGAATAATCAGCTAAGATGTCAATGCTCTTGTCAATGCCTAGATTGTTGAAACGTTCAATCAAGTCGGTAGTAGTTAAGTAAGACTCGTAAATTACAGGCTCAATGTAGATGTCTTTCTCATGCCAATAGACTCTAATTAGTGCAGTCGGGTGATTGAATCCAAAGTCAAGCCCGTATACGTGCTGCGTGAACTTTGAAGGTCTGTGTTGTACAAATGTCCAATTGCTATAGATGTTCGATTTGCTTATTGCCGTTTCACCAAGTGCGTAGATTTGATACAATGCTTCATCTGTTCTCTTTAAATCTTCTATCTGTCGCTTGATTGACTCAGCTAAAAAAGGGTTGTCTTTATAGGTTGACTTGATTAATATGCTTTCGTCTTTTGGTAGTTCATACAACCATCCGCTACTTTCTGAGGGATTGTAATCAAATATCAGCTTTGACTCCGTTCTCATGTTCAACTGCTGGAAATCATCAAACCAAAGTTCATTGGCTTCATTGCACCAACCGATGTCACGCTTGCGACCTCTTATCTTTTGTTCATCGTCTACTGAGAAGAACTCAACGATACTACCGTTGTCGAATCGGTAGATGTTCTCACTCATATTGTGATTGGCTTTCTCGTACAACTCTAAGTCTTTAAGTACCTCAAAGAAGTCACGCATAACGGTAGCACGTAAAGCTGGGAATGTCTTCCTAACGATTGACACAACCTTTTGAGGATTCTGCAAGCACCACACAATTACAAGCTGACAAAGCGAGTAAGTCTTACTTGACCTTGAACCTCCTTGATTTATAATAAATCGTTTATCCGAGTTCAGAGCGTTGAAGTTCTTCTCAAATATTTTCGTTACTTGAATCTCCACCTACTACCGTTATCTTAATTTCGTTTATCTCTTTGCCGTTTGTCGTTACATCTGTACCTTCTTTGATTCCGTTAAGGCGTGCAGTTAAATTAGGTGCTTTATATTTACCTGTTAACGTTCCTGACACTTGGTCAGTTTCCCACTCCTTTCTTATACACGTAATGACTCCAAGATAATCATTATATGCTTTTTCTTGATTGTCTAAATACTGACAAACATTAAAGCCTTTCACTCTATAAACATACGCTTCAAATCCACTTCTTAGTAATGGCTTTCTTATACTTAGTTTTACGATGTCTCCTTTTGGTGTTGCTTGTTCTATTATGTCGCACCCTACTTGTTCTTTGTAATCATCCCAAAGTTTCAATAGTTCTTCGGGTGTCTCTATGTACTTATTTTTTCCCATAGTTCGTTTTTTTGTCATTTAAACAATCTACCTACTTTTCCTAGATTTTCAATTACCTTTGGATTGTTATCGTAGTGTTCACTTATTCCTAGTTCTTTTATCTTACGAATCTTGTCATTGTTTGACCCCATTGCATAGACTTTACTTAAAGGTATGCCTATCTCCTCAGCTTTAGATACCATTCCTTCTTTAGAACTTCTTGCAGATATGATATAAAGGTCTTTAGAATTGACTAGACTTTTTGCTAGTTCAGTTCCTTTTGAAGTGCTTAATACTCCATCGTAGTCAAAACTAATCTTTGGCATTTTGACTTCGTTTTTTTCTAGGTTTCTTAATTGGTGCTTCTTGCTCTATTCCTTCAAATGCGATTGGTTTGATTTCTACCTCTTCAAAGATGTAAGAGTAACCCATCTTTTTTAGACGTGTCATATCCTTTGCTTGGATTTTATCTACTTCGATTCTGCGCTCTCCTAGTATTGGGTCATAGCTTACTAGCGTCTTTCCCTTCCATTGTTCTTTAATCTTCATATTCATTTTCTTCTTGATTTATTTCAAATTGTTGCACTACACTTCCTGTTAAGTATAGAATTATTCCTACACCGAGAATCTTGTTAGTGTGTACGTAGTCGTATATTAGCCCCATTGCATAGCCTAAAAATACGATGTACCCTAATGTTAAAATGTACTTGCTCATAATTATAATGTATTTATTTTATTCGTGTTTTCGTAATTTCTAATTTCTTCTTTCATTTCTACTATCAACAAGTGAGCCGAAGCAGTAGAGATATTAAAGTGTTCAGCTATTCGTCTTGTAGTACAGATACCTTTATCGTAGTACGCCTGAAAGAAGTATAGTTTTACTCGGTCATTGATTTGACTTCGATACAATTCTATTATGTTCTTTTGCTCGTTGTATTTTAGTTCAAGTAAAATCTTTTCTGCTAGGTCGGTATCTTCTACCTCTGGAATATAATCACTTTCTACTGAGTTAATCAATTCTTTCTTGCTCTCGCTATTCCAAAGTACCTCCGCTTTTATTGATTCAAAAAGTAATGCTTTAGCTTCGTACTCTTCGATTATTATTCCTTTGTATTGAAGTGTTCGTAGATAGGCATTGTTTATTACCGTATCAGCATTTAGCTTTGACTTTAAACGATGTAAGAAGTAGTTAGTGTACCTGTTTACCTCTTTGTAGTTTCGTTGGATGTAGTTGTCAAGTAGTGCTTTCATACCATTCAATAAAGTTCTTGTACCAAATCTTTCTTCTAACACTTGAACAGAAGCATTCTTTGTCTACTTCGTTTGTGATTCGTGTTTTTATAGCCTTGAGCCTATTCAATGTCACCTTTGCCGTACGTGTCACTTCGTCAGCATCTCGAAGGCTTTCTATAAATATCAATTCATCTTGTCCAAACATATCTGTAAAATGTAAGCGGTTAAAGAAACAAGGCATGAAAGAAAAAAGTCTCCACTAACAAGTAATGAAGACCAAAATGCAACGCATTTAATACAACCTAGATAACTATGTAAATCGTTTGTGAACCTATTGAATGGTAGAAACGTAAATACATAATTAAAAGCATTTTGTAGTGGCTCAAAATTAGTAAACCACCAAGCAAAAGATACGAGTAAGAGTAAGTCCATGATTAAATTTTAGTCAAATATACAATTAAATTTTAATCAACCATATTTTAATCTCCTTCTTCATTGTATGTTTCAATTATTTGCTCCTTTTCTATTTCTAATCTTGATTCTGCATCAGATAGGCATACGTTAAGACAATTAACTAATGTTGGAGCATTTTCTTTACATAAGTCTATTGCCGATATTAACCATATTATGTGTTCTTGCATTGCTGTTTTCATCTTATTCTGATTTAAAGGTATCGTTGTAGTATTGTTCTGCATATACGTGTATATTATCCGAATCTGCATCTCCTTGATAATAGGCATCAATTATCTGCTCTCTCTCCATTTCTTTGGCTTGCTGTAATATTGTAGTGTCCCAATTAAGTGGTGCAGAAATAATTACATTTTCTACTAACCATTCTACTGCTGTTTGTTTCATAACTTTGAATTATTTAGTGTTTAACTTTGAATTATTTATTCCTTGTTTTTCCATTCTTTCCATGTGTCGAAGTCTTTTACTACTTATTTTTACCAATTTTGTAACCTACATAAAACCACAGAGCAAAACCTATATGTGATATAATTAATATCCAAGTCATATTATTTTTATTTAAAAATACTCTTGACAAGAAGTACCTAGTTTGTAAATACTATTTAGTGTTATTTTATCTTTTGTTTATATGTTTCTGTTATTTCTTTCAGTTCCTTAATCGTAAATTTACGTGTTTTTCTTGCTCGCTCAACAAGTGCTTCGTATTTTTCTTTACCTAGCTTGTTAATTAGATGACCTTGATAATCAATTAAATTACCGCTTAAGAACGTGTTGCAATGCTCACATTGTAGATGGCAGTTATCTTCGTCAAATCTAACATTCCAATGATTGTTAGCGTTAAAATAATGTCCGCAGTTCTCTTTTTTTGCTGGCTTTTGGCAACTTATACAAACTTGATTCTTATCTCGCAATCGAATATACTTGTTAAACGTTACCTGCGCTATTTTAATGTAGTCTTGTACAGTCATCAACTCAGCTTTCTTTTCTGCTTTGCGTTTGTTCCAAGCCTTTTCTTTTTCAATCGCTACCCAGACTTTGACGCATTCGGATTCTTTACAGTATTTCTCAAGCGTTGAACGTATAGGTGTAAATGGTTGTTTACAATTCTTGCATTTCTTCATAGTCAAATATTGAAATTTGTTTAATATCTTGCTTTTTGATTATACCTAGTGCAGTTTCAAAAATTGTTTTTCCTGCTTCATAGTCAACTAGATTACGAGCCATTTTTTGAACTCTTTGAGTTCCTTTATACTTTCTAAAATCGTAATCGTGAAATATACACCACTTCGAAATCTCGTCTTTACTTTCCATTATAGAAGATTTTCTTTCGTTTAAATCATTTGGTAAAATAAAATTTGTCCAATATAAATGCCTACCAATTTTTTTACCATGAATTAATGGTTCGTAATATGGAATGACATTTTCAACGCAATACTTACCTTCAAAATAATTCTCTAAAAATAGTATTTCTTCATATAATTTCAAATCAGGATAAATTGCAGTAGTTGTATTTCTTCTTGCAAATCTCGCACGTGAATGACTTGGACATGGTGGCGAACTCCAAATAAAATCAAACTCTTTAAAGTGTTCAAGTAAATATTGGTGCGCATCTGCAACTATTACAATGTCATTCGGAAATCGTTCTTTATACAATCTCACTGCTTCTGCATCTAATTCAACTGCAGTAACTTCTAAATCAATATTTGCTTCATTTGCTACTTCATCCCATTTATAACGATTACCACCTAGACAAGCGTATAGATTTAATACTTTAAATTTCTTCATATATCTAAATTTTGTTCTGTTTTGGTTACTTCATATAACTCTTTTTTTAGCTTCATGTTCTCAATGTGCAAAGAATAGTTTAATCTATACATCTTTTCGTTCTCTTTAGATACGCTTTTTAATACTTCTAACGCACTTTCAAGGTCATCAAGCATAGTTTGTATTCCTTCACGTTGTTTAACGCTTGTAGAAGCGTGTTTTTGCCTTACAATAAGTTTGTTAATTACCAAGCCGATGTTTATTCTTGCCGTTGTTAGTTTTAATGCGCTCATTTTAAAAAGGTAAATTATTCAAGTTCTTAATTGATTCAGATTGTTTTGTTTCGTCTTTCAATGGATTTTTACCAGCACAACTAAATCCAGTTCCATTTTCTAACTTAAATAAAATAGGCTCTGTCAAAATTGTAGGCTTTCCTCCTGTCTCTGTCTCCTTAACTTTCTTCATGTGAACCTCTGTATACATCCACATCGTTGAGTGCATTGGGTAACGATGAATGACAATGAAATCATCTGCTCTATTTCCCCATTTACCACCGCCCTCAGCATCTGCCATGTTCGGTGCTTGTGGCATACCGTTAAACTCTCCATCTTTATGAGTCTTACGTAGTGCTTCTGTTGCTGCGTGTGTACACATATAAATGGATGTGTTCGTCTTTTTGGCAAATAACCTTAGCTTCGTTGCCATCTCATAGTCAAGTTCGTGAGCATTTGCAAACTTAGGCTTTAAGAATGAGTTGTGTGGGTCTATCATTAATGTATCATAACTACCTAGTACTTGTACCTCTTTCATAAAGTCCTCAATAGTCCAAGCCTTTTGAGCATCAATAAAATCAAAATGCGATTCTATAAACACTTTGCAATTATCCAACTGCTTAGGCTTCATGTCTTTGATTTTGCACCCAGCGTACAATTCGATAAGATTTCTTTTTAATCCATTTACTGAGTTTTCAGCTGAATAAATTAAGTGTTTTAAATTATGCTTGTGTGCTAACGCTAAAAGATACCACAACACCCAATAAGTCTTACCAACATTTGCGTGACCTAAAACAATGTTAAACGATGCTCGCTTGAATCTTAGGTTAATATCTAAATCTATCCCAAGACCTAATCCAAGAGGTATTTTATCCTGGCGAGACAACTCAAGAAACTCGTCACTACTTCTGTGGTTAACTATCATTTTTTTGTTTTTATGTAAAAGCCGTTAATATCAATTTGATTTCCCCATTGGTCGGTGCTAATTACATCTGCTGTGCTATTTATTACATTTACATTATCATTATCATTATCAGCTATTTTTGCTATAGCTTGTATGCCTTTGCTATCGTTTGCCATTTTTTGCCATCTTTTCTCTGCTCCAGCCTTACCCGAAATGCTTCTGCTATGCTTCACTTCCTCAAACTTGATTAAGTCTCTTTTGAGTTGTATTTCGATTGGTTTCCACGCAGTTAGCACAAGTCTATCTGTAATAATTGGATTCATATCATTGACGTATTCCAGCAAGTGATTAAACAAAATACCTTTCTCTTCGTTTGTTAGGTGTTCAATGCTTTTTATGAGGTCAGCATACAGGACAAAAGACTTTTTGTTTTGTGCCATAGTTCATTCTGTTTGTTTAATTACTTTTTTTAATCAGTTGTTCGTGTTCTTCAATCGTGCCTAAAAATAAAAGTTCTACTTTATCATAAGGTGTAATGTTTTCCAACTTCCAAGCCTTTAATTTTAATTGTTTTTCTGCTTCGTCTTTTGCTGAAAATACATAAAAAATAGGCTTGCCGTTCTTGTAAATAATTAGTTTGTAACATTCCATATTCAAGAGTAAAAAAGGGGGTAAAAGTTTGACTTTTACTGCTGGGCAACCCAACACAACCCCCTCGTTAATTTAAAATGGCAAATCGTTAACTACTTGCTCAATCGGTGCTGATGGTGCTGATGGCTTCCAAGTATCAATTGATACGTTTACATCTTTTCCGTATTGGTCAGCTTCCTTTTTATCGTGTACATTCAGCTTAATGTACTTCTTTCCGTTGTACTCAAAGATGTGTTCTTGTGCCAAATCAGTTAAGCATATTGATACTGAACGTAGGTTGTCGAACTTCTTTTTTCCGTTACCTACAAAGGTCTTTTTTTCTTCCATTTTAATTAAATATTTGTTTTAAACTTAGGTAGTAGTCACGTGCTACCTCTACACGTTGTTTTACTTTTTCTATTGCTTTGTTATCTCGTTTGATTATAAATCGTTTTACTCTTAATTCTAAAGGAATATGACTAAAATCATGCAATGCCTGTACTGCTTCTCTTACATCTAAATCTTCATCAATTAAATTCAACTTCCAATGCGCTCGTCTTACTTCGTCTTCTACTATTTGATGCGGAGTATTTGTAAGGCAATAAACTAGTTCAGCTTCTTCATGTCCTGTTAGCATCATGTATGCTTGCATCTGCCAAAAATAGTCTTTATTTTTT